TAGCAACTTGCCTAGTCATGTCACCATATATTACAGGTACTTGTTTTAAGTCAACTGTACCATCTTTACCTTTTCCTAATTCAATCGAAAAGTTACTCAATATTCTTATAAATTGAGTTATAAACTTTCTAATTTGTCCTTCATAAAAATGTAACATTAATTGTCAGCCTTTGGTTTTAATGCATCTGATAATGATTGTCTTTGTTCTACAGTTAATCCATTTATTGTAGTTGTACCTGACGTATTAACAAATTTAGTCTTCCAATTTGCTCTTGTATTATCATTTGTTGTAGTTAATCTTATTTTATCTTCTACTTTAACCCATCTAACTCCATCATAACGGAATAATCTATTTGGTAAAAAGTCATACCTCAAAAAATAATCACCGCTATTAACATTTGAACTTGGAAATGATGTTCCAGCCCCCATTGGATATCCGTTTGGTGGAACCCCGTCACCATCTATATAGAATCCATATGTTGAACTTGCCGGTGTATCTATTGTTGCATTAATAGGTTTATCAATTGATACCCTGTCTGTTGTATTATTAACATTGTCGGTTCTAATATTACCCTTTTCATCAATTGGAGTAACATAATATTGTTTATAATTAAATCCTGATTTAGGTGCGTCAACTTCTGCTTGATTTACAACTGCTTCATTAATTTGCTTTTCTCTATTAAATGTTGACATATAACTTGCAAGAGAACCTGTTGTAGTTGCATCTCCTAGTATATCTCTAAATTCTTGTGAGTCTACTAATGACTTCATTTTTAGCCTTAATAAATGAGGCCACCACGTTTGACTAAATCCTTCTGCCGCTCTGTTTACATCTTCTATAACATAAAATCTTTTAAGTGCAATCGGTATAGTTTGATCTAATGAATAATCTTCTTTCATATGAGGGAATTCAATAACATCACCCGACATTGGTTTTCTACCTATTCTTTCAACTACATCATTTAAGTGAACTGTTAAAAATATAGTATCATTTTGTAAAAACATACCAAATTGTGATAGATTAAAATCAATATCTGCAACATTATAGATACCACGAAGTGTATAGATATCTGGTGCATACTTTCTATCTCTATTTTCTAGAAACAATAAGTCTTGTATAGTTAATTCATTAACATTTTCCTGTCCAGAATAATCCGGAGATGATGGAGATGCGTTACCATCTTTTTGTAATGCTCCTTGATCGTATGGACCTAAGTATTTGTGAAAATTTAGATCCGTTCCACCAACCGTAAACATCTCTTTAATAGTACGATCAAAAAATTTGTAATCATTTCCCTTTTCAGGTTTATATATTGACAATCTTGGCATATTATCTATATTTATAGTTTCCTAAATGTCTATAAATATGTGTATGTCAGAACTACAAACAGGTCAACAAGAAGTATTTGAATACGTTAAATCAAACCTAGGCGAAGGTATGATTGATGTTGAATTAGACCCAAAACACTATCAAACTGCATTAGAAAGAGCAATTAACAGATATAGACAAAGATCTTCAAATGCAGTAGAAGAATCGTATGCTTTTTTAACACTAAAGAAAAATCAAAACAAATATATTTTGCCAGATGAAGTAATTAATGTTAGAAAACTATTTCGTAGAACAGTTGGTTCTCGTACAGAAGGCGGAGAAGGTGGAACACTTTTTGAACCATTTAATCTTGCATACACTAACACATATTTGTTAAGAGCAGGTGCAACAGGTGGACTTGCAACATATTTCGCTTTTGCATCTTACCAAGAATTAGTTGGAAAATTGTTTGGATCTTTTATACAATTTCACTTTGATGTAGCAACTAAAACATTAACTATTACACAAAGACCACGTGCAGACGATGAAACTGTTTTAATGCACACCGATAATTATAGACCTGATATAACACTATTCAAAGATGTTTATTCAAAACCATGGGTTAGAGATTACACACTAGCAATATGCAAAGTAATGTTAGGTGAAGCAAGATCCAAATTTGGACAAATTGCTGGTCCACAAGGTGGAACACAATTAAATGGTGGAGACCTTAAAACAGAAGGTAATGCAGAAATGGAACGTCTTGACTTAGAAATTAACAATTTCTCAGAAGGTGGAACACCTCATAGTTTTGTTATAGGTTAATTCTTTCACAACTTATTTTAAATAATAGCACTATGCCAAAAGTAAAAGTACAGATTACATCTGATAAACGTTATCGAAATTATAAAGATTTATCTTATAACGAACTAAACGACTTGGTAAAAAGTTTAGAATCTGATTCTAAACGAGCCAAACAAAATCCAATATTACGTGAACAAGTTCTTGGTGCTGTTTCCGAAGCAAAAACAGAGATTGCAAAACGCATTATAAAATAGTATAATCAATTAATGTTAATAGGATTAGTAGGACCAATTGGGTCTGGCAAAGATACCGTTGCGAATAGATTGGTAACAAAACATGGCTATAAAAGAGATTCATTTGCTGATCCATTAAAAGATGCAGTAAGCAAAATATTCAATTGGGATCGGAAATTACTTGAAGGCAATACTAAAATAAGTCGTGAATGGCGAGAAACAGCCGATGAATTTTGGAGTAAAAAATTTAACAAAGAAATAACACCACGTTGGGTATTACAATATTTTGGTACTGAAGTTATGCGTGGACAAATGCATGATGCAATATGGGTTGATTCATTAATTGCACGATATAAAGGTGAAAAAACTGTTGTATCTGATACACGATTTCAAAACGAAATAAAAAATATCAAAGCACACGGTGGTATAATTGTACTTGTAAAAAGAGGACCAATTTCAACTAGAGAAGAAATGCAAAAGCAAGGCATACATCAATCTGAATGGGACTGGGTTGGGTCTAATTTTGATTATACTATTGAAAATACTGGCACTTTAGAAGAATTAAATGCTGAAATTGATACAACTATACATCAACTTCCAAATCACCAATTTTCCAACGAAGATGCTTAACACTTACTAATCTTTGACAATTTGCACATACAGTTTTTAAATTAATTGTATTAACATTATTCTTATTACCATCTACAAAAAACACATCAAGTTGTAACGGTTCTTTTGCTTTAAATCCGCACAATTCACATTTATTTTTCTTTCTATAACCTGAACGTTGTAATGGTGTTATTCCACCTATTTTAAGTTTTTTTCTTTTCCGAATACAGGTATCACAAAGTCGTCTCCAATAAATTTTTGTACCTTTACGATAACCATATGCTCGTGGTTTAGCCTTACACTGTATACATAGTGGTCTGGTGGCTATATTCATAACTGTATTTACGTCGCCTATATAGGCACCAATTTTACATTTATTTTGTCGTTAAATCCGGAACAACCGCTAAATAGTATTAATATATTAAAAGATATAATTTTAATGTTAAATCGAAGGAGTTAAAAATAATATGGCAACACTAACTAGTCCAGGAGTAGAAGTTTCAGTCATAGATGAGAGTTTTTACGTACCAGCAGACGCAGGTACTACACCATTATTTGTTGTAGCAACAGCACAAGATAAAACACAAGGGTCAGGAACAGGCATAGCGGCAGGTACAACATCTGCAAATGCAGGTAACGCCTATTTAATTACTTCACAACGTGAATTAATGGAAACATTTGGAGAACCAAAATTCTATACTGATGCATCAGGAAATTCATTACATGGTTACGAATTAAACGAATACGGATTACAAGCGGCATATTCATTTTTAGGAATTGCCAATAGAGCATACGTTTTAAGAACAAACATTGATCTATCAAATTTGTTAGGCAGTGCATCAGCACCAACAGCCAATCCAACAGATGGAACTTATTGGTTTGATCTTGCATCATCTGATATTGGACTATTTGAATGGTCATCAACTAACCAAAAATTTACAACAGTAACTCCAACATTACTAACAAGCCTTACAGATCTAGTAGGAGATGTTTCTACTGGTGCACCAAAATCGCACGTAGGATCAACAGGCAATTATGCAATTAATACAACACACAATTCAAACAAGATTTACTATAAAAATGATGCAGGTACTTGGGTACAAGTAGGAGCAACAGGATGGCATACTTCACACGCAACAATTACTTCAACTATAAGTAACGGTTCAGTTACATCGGGTCATTCAATTAAACTTAACACAACAACTGTTGCCACAAATGCAACTACATTTGCTAACGTGGCATCACAAATTAATGCGGCATCGATTACAGGAGTAACAGCGGCAGTTGATTCAACAACTGGATATTTAAAAATTTATTCAGATGGAACATCTGCAGGGAATGGTTCTGTAGTTGACGGCAAAATTGTATTAGCCAACAACTCAGGTACATTATTAACAGATATTGGCTTAACAGCAGGCACATATGCTTCGCCATTCTTATTACAATCGGCACACACTTCAAGACCTGAATGGAAAACAGGAGACACAACACCAAGACCAAACGGATCTGTTTGGTTTAAAACAACATCTCCGAATTCGGGAACAGATTTATCAGTTAAACTTTACAGTTCATCTACTACAAGTTTTGCAAGTGTAAGTGCTCCAATGTATGCAACAGGGCATTCAGCAGTATACAATTTAGATACTGCTACAGGTGGAGCGGCAATAACAGTTGGTTCATTATATGGACAGTACAACACTACAGAAGAAGCAGGATTAGATAGTTTACCAAACGTTGGTGACTTTACATTATTTAGATATGAAGGTGGTGCAACCACAATATCATCTAAAACAGTATATCCAACAGGATTACAAGGTAAATTTAAAATTCAGGAAACAGTAAAAAGTTCAGCATCATTAATATCAGCAGTTGAAATTACCGTTGCAAACCTTGATGGTTCAACAGTTGCAGACGCAGAAGATTTTTGTGCGGCAGTTAATAATAAAACAGACTTAACAAATATAACTGCATCAGTAATTACATCAGGTGGATATAAAGGTGCCATTTCAATGACACACACATTAGGTGGTGAATTTAGAATGGTTGACTCAGAAGGAAGTACTACTCTTGCAACAGCAGGATTTAGTATAGCAACTGCTCATGCATATGGATCATATACAGCAAACTCAACAACACTTATTGATAACTTATATGATGCACCAGCAGGCGAAACACTTGATTCATCTGCCAATAATGCAATAATTGCCTCTAACTGGAAAAGATTATCTTATACGGCTTCAACTAGTTCACCAACTAACGAAGCATCAAATGGAACATTATGGTACAATACAAATTTAGAAGCAGACATATTGGCTCACAATGGAACAACTTGGCAAGGCTACGCAAATGTTTATGGATCAACAGATCCAAATGGTCCACAATTTTCAGCAACTACTCCAACTAAACAATCAGATGGAACAGCACTTGTAGATGAAGATTTATGGATTGATACATCAGACTTAGAAAACTTTCCAAAATTATACAGATATAATACGTCTGCAACAATTACTAATTCAACGTCAGGTCTACCAGTAACAACAACTGGAGCGGCTTGGGAATTAGTTGACAATACTGATCAAACAACAGAAAATGGTGTTTTATTTGCTGATGCTAGATGGCATATAGCGGCAGAAAGACTAGATTCTACAACAAGCGGTGGAGCAGGTTCAGGAAGTACAATAAAAAATTTATTAAGTGATAACTTCTTAGATCCAGATGCACCAGATCCAGTATTATATCCAAAATCAATGTTACTTTGGAATACTAGACGTTCAGGATATAATATTAAAGAATATAATAACACTTACGTATCAACTACTGCATATCCAGGTTCAGGATCAACAGGACTAGGTAATATAAGATATAACAACGAATCGGTTGCATCTTACTATCCTGATAGATGGGTTTCTAAGTCATCTACTAACTCAGATGGTTCTGGAACTTTTGGAAGAAAAGCACAAAGAAAAGTTATTACAGCACAATTTAAATCAGATATAGGAACAAATCAAGCAATTAGAGAAGATCAAAGAGGCTTTAATGTAATGGCTTGTCCAGGTTATCCTGAAGCAATTGCAGATCTGTTAAATCTAAATGCTGATAGAAACTATACAAGTTTTGTATGTGGTGATTCACCATTAAGATTAAAAGCAACAGCAACTGAAATATCTAATTGGTCAAACAATACAGCAGGAGCATCAGATAACGGCGAAGACGGACTTGTTTCAAGTTCAGAATATTTAGGTGTCTTTTATCCTGCAGGAAAAACTACTGATAACAGTGGAAATTCAATTATTGTTCCACCTTCACATATGATGATGAGAGTATTAGCAAATAACGACAATTTGGCATATCCATGGTTTGCACCAGCAGGTACAAGACGTGGTATAGTTGATAATGCGACAGCAGTTGGATACATTAGTGCAAGTTCGGGAGAATTCCAAACTATCTCAATTACTGAAGGTATGAGAGATGCTATGCATACTGTAAAAATTAATCCATTAACATTCTTCTCAGGTTCAGGAATTATGAACTTTGGTAACCTTACAAAGGTATCATCAAGTTATACATCTGCACTAGACAGAATCAATGTTTCAAGACTAGCAGTCTACTTAAGAACACAATTAGAAAGTGTTGCTAAACCGTTTATTTTTGAACCAAATGATGAATTAACAAGAAACGAAATTAAACAAGCAATCGAATCATTTTTACTAGAACTTGCAGGTCAAAGAGCAGTATATGACTTCTTAGTAGTTTGTGATGACACAAACAACACACCAACAAGAATAGATAGAAATGAATTGTATGTTGATATAGCAATTGAACCAGTTAAATCAGTTGAATTTATTTACATACCATTAAGAATTAAAAACACAGGAGAAATTGCAAAATTAGGG